TCGAGGTGCATCAGGAACCCACATAGTCATGGATTCTGTGATAAACATTTCAAAAAGACGCATTTACTAGTTCCTACGTTGTGTGATTACTAGTATTTATCTAAGAAGCTATTTTTTCACCAATTGTATTTGACGGCGCTTGATGCGCTTTTTGAACAGGTCATTGAGGGAAGTTACTGGGCCGAATAAAATCTCTACGTCTTTCATATTGATAGTGCGTAAGCATCCGCGGAACTGATCCATTTGACCTTGGAGGAATATATTGATTGGCAGATGTCTGTTGCTTTCCCACCACCAAATCTCACCAAACTCTAAAAACAGTTTGCGTTCGCTTTTAGATTTGATAGACGTAAAATCATAGAAACTCATAATTTTATCATCAACATTTTGAATGATGCAGATATATTCGACGTCTACATGTTTTATGCCACTCAAAAACGGGAATTGTTCTTGTATTTGTTCTATCTCGTCAAAGTCCATGCTGGTTCCATTATAGTTGTAGTTTACATCATTATTTATAAGATGCGGATAAAAGATTGAAAGAATTAGATGTTAAGATAGACAGTGTTATGTGATAAATACAATTATGCTATACGACCTCTTTATATATGAAAACCGCATTGACCTGATGTTTGTGGATAACGTCATACGCAATTGCACTAGACTGGACAATGAACCTATGAACAAACGATTAATAAAAGTACACAAAGGCGTAGATAACCAAATTGATTTTAGGATTATGAACCGAGATCGAAAGGCTGTCTCCGTTGACCACCTAACCCTAAATGCAAGGTTGGTTAGCGCCGAGAACCGCGAGCGCGTCTTAGACCGCACTTGCAGCTTATCGTCAACCAAAGGTGACGCAAGGCTCTGGATCAGTGAAGGTGACCTTGTAAATATTGCTCCAGGTTTTTATGATCTAGTTGTCGTAGGGCAAGAAGCGTTAGTTCCACAGCTAACAGTAGGCGAGAATTTCGCCACACCATTCTATACTGATGGCACAGGTGAGATCGTAGCAAAAGTTGAGGTGCTTGCATCCGCTGATCCTACCCCAGTACCAACGGTTGTCTTTGAAACCACAGACTGGTATAGCGTAAGTGACCGCAACGGTCCCCGCACATATTACTCGTCTGCTATCCCAGGTGAAAGAGTAAAAAATCATCTCAATGCTGTCCACACCTTCTCCGTCTACACCACAGGATTCACTGGAACGGTACAGGTGAAAGCCTCGCTTGAATTACGTCCACCATCCAACCCCAACGATTATTTCCCTGTGGACATTACAACTGGTACTAATTACATTGAGTTTACAAACTACACTGGTCTAACAGCCCACACGTTTGAGGCAAACTTTATGTGGCTAATTATATCTTATGTCCCAGATGCAGACAATACTGGTACTGTTGAAAAGGTAATGATACGCTAAAAGACTTGCTATTTTATAGCGGCTATGCTATAATAAAGGAATGGCAGAGTTCCACGACGAATTTAAAGACATCTTAACGCAGTATATTTACGGCTTGCGACCTACACCCTCGGGTTGGTTAAAGACAAACTGCCAGTTGTGTCATCTACGTGGACACAACGCCGACCAAAAGCAAAGATTCGGAATACTCTTTAGTCCTGGTGGAGCTGTGGGCGCCAATTGCTTTAATTGTGGGTTCTCTGCATCTTGGCAACCTGGACAGGAACTGAGTCGGGGCATGGTGTTTTTATTGAACGGGATAGGTGTGCCGAAATCAGATGTAGACAAGCTGCGGTTCAATGCGTTTGTAAACAAGAGTAATGTACACTCTTTTGGTGGAGGAATACTAAAAGGGTCTATAACAGAGAAATGGCGCCCTGTGGAAGAACCTATGCCTGATTGTCATACAATACGCTTTTGGTTGCAAAATAATTGTGATGACGAAAATTTCATCAAGGTCGTTGAGTATGCGATAAGTAGAAATATACTAGACATAGATAAGATGGCATGGACACCGCACAAAGATTTTATGTTTAATAAGCGGCTCACAATCCCATACTATTATAGAGGTGAGCTTGTAGGGTGGACTGGTCGATTAGCATTTGGTGGGGGTAGCGCACCTAAGTACCACAATAATATGCCAGTAAACTTTATTTACGGACTTGATGACCAAGACGACTACGACAAGAAATACGTTATTATTAATGAGGGTGTAATAGATGCTATTGTAACTGATGGCATTGGAGTCTTGCACAATAATATTAACGATGAACAGGCTGCGGTAATAAATAAAGTACCAGCACAAAAGATTCTGTGTCCTGACCGTGACGCAAGCGGCGATGGACTTATCGAAATAGCAATTGAGAATAAATGGGCAGTTGCCTTTCCAAACTGGCGCAGAGATGATAAGGGCAGAATAATCAAAGACGCAAGCCAAGCAGCAGAACGCTACGGTCATATACTAACAATAAAAAGCATAATTGACACAGCAGAAACGGATAGCTTTGCTATACGCATGAAACGCAAATTAGACAGGAACGCATATGGATATTAAAGAATACTCCGACGACATAGAAGACCTATTTGTACAGTTTTTATACTCTGATCCAGAGACATTTGTGCGTGTAAAGAACATTATGAAACCAGGATTCTTTGACGATCCTGATAATAAAAAGATCATACAGTTCATGATGGATTACACAGACGAACACACTGCGTTGCCAGGTAAGGAACAGGTAAAAGCAATTACAGGCAAAGCGGTTGAAGTGATTGAGGACCTTAACAGCGAACACACCGACTGGTTCCTAAAAGAATTTGAACGGTTCTGCCAGCAAAAGGCAGCGTGTTTAGCAGTGTATGAATCACTAGACCTCATAAAGAACGATAGGCTGGGTGAGGTCGTTGAGAAAATTAAACAGGCAGCAGAGCTTGGCATTGTGAAGGATCTGGGCACGGATTACTTTATGAACGTAGCAGAACGCTTGCGTGAAATGCGCGAACGGCGCAGCATGATTAGCACAGGCTGGAAAACAGTTGATGATAAATTGTACGGTGGCATTGAACGTGGCACACTAACAATTTTTGCAGGACAGTCTGGCGCAGGTAAGAGCTTGTTTTTGCAAAACTTAGCGATCAACATGGCATCCAATGGACAGAACGTTGTGTACTTGAGTTTGGAGTTGAGTGAGCATTTGTGTTCGATGAGGCTTGACGCAATGACCTCAGGCTACGGCACAAAAGAAATTATGAAGAACATTGATGACGTTGATTTGCGTGTAAAAGCGTACTATAAGGGTCTCCAAGAGAAAGGTACGTTGATTATTAAGCAGTTGAAGAATGGCTGTACCTCAAACGATATACGTGCATTTGTGAAGGAGTACGAGACGCAGACTAAGCGTAAGGTAGACGCTATATTGGTGGACTATTTGGATTTGTGTATGCCCATTGACAAGCGTGTAAGCCCCAGCGATTTGTTTGTAAAGGACAAGTATGTGGCTGAGGAGTTGCGTAACATTGGTATTGATTTAAGCGTGGCAATGGTCACAGCCTCACAGCTAAACCGCAGTTCCCACGATGAAATCGAATTTGACCACAGTCATATTTCGGGCGGTATCTCAAAAATTAACACAGCAGATAATGTTATTGGTATTTTTACGACAATCTCAATGAAAGAGAGTGGTCGCTACCAAATACAGTTTATGAAGACACGATCCTCAGCTGGTGTTGGTAGCAAAGTTGACTTGAAGTTTGATATAAAAACGCTACGTATTAAGGATCTAGAAGAAGGTGAAGCAGATGCTACAATGGCTACTGCAACAAACATTTTGGACAGCTTGAAAAAGACAAACATAGTGACGGACAAACATAATCAACCAAAGAAGTCAGGGCTTGGGGATGCTAAGGCGCTGCGAGACTTGGTAAAACGTAAAAACATTTAGGTTGTGACGTCTAATAATTAGGGTGGGGGTGTAAAAATCTCCACCCTATCTTTTTGTCTATGGCTTTGACATGAAATCTGGTAAATACATACTAGTAGCAATCTTTAGGAGTCTTACTGGTGAACAACAAGAAAATCCCAATGCAGCAGAGTTCTCGCTCTATTCTGGAAGAACTGAACCGAGCCATTCCTGTAAAGAAGAAAGAGCATGTTGTTGAAGCACGTGGTCATCATATTATTTCTTCTGCAATTTACTTTTTGCAAATTCTCACTGAGAATTACACTGAAGAAGAAGCTGAGGCTGTTACTCGCCGCTTTTTAAGCAGTATTAAGAATGGCGATCCAAACAAGTTTATACGCTCCATCCGTAAAATACGTGAGAGTAAAGAGAGCGGAGACGAATAGTGAGGCTTGTAGAAATACAACGCCAACTAAAGACAAAGCGTAGGTTTCGCCGCGGAGACTATGTAGTTGAAGTTCGCCTAGAACGTCCAGGTGACGAAGCTAGGGAATTTTTGCGTATTACTGTTACTGAAGGTGACAAAGTAATCGCTAGCGGATTATACAAGCAACTAAATAAATTTGCTAAGTGGCAACCTCTTAGCATAAAGACAGATGATTATGCATCCCGTAAAAAGATGCAAGAAATGATAAACGAAGCCGCCATAGAAGCCGGCTATCTAATATAAAGGAAAACACATTATGTCATGGGCAAATCCTACAAGAGGTTCAAGAAAGCAACAGTCTGGGCCGTTTGATTCTAAAGCAATTGGTAATCGAGTTAAACTACAGAATGGCGACCACGAAGGCGAAGAAGGCGTGATTGTTGCTGCTTACCGTGAACCAACATTCTCAGCAATGGTTCCGTGGGTTATCGAATACGCAGTTAAATTAGACAACGGTGAGAAAGTATATATTCGCCGTGAATGGGTTCGCAAGGTAAAAGCCCCTGTAGAAGAATCTGTGATTACAGAAGCATCCAGTATGTCTGATATCGGTCTCACTCCAAAGCAGGTCAAATATATTTATAAGGCTACTGGCAAAGCTATCCCTCACGATGCCGAATGGACACCACTTAAGACTAAGGGTCAGGCTAGCTCCGCACTGAAAAACAGAAGTACACTTATAGCAGTTAGCCCAATGGGTGTTGCGTTTGTTCGAGAGCGCCCAAGGGCGTGGTCTTCGGGGCACATGTATGTTCTTACAACTGATTTTGCACCTCAATTCAAAGAAAAATCTTTTTATTCACTCAAAGAAGTTTTTGCGAATGTTCCGGGGGCTGGATGGAAGTGGTACAGCTCTAACTTTAATTCACAGCGCGATCAAGGTGAGCATCTTGATATAGAAAAAGATCGACAGAACGATATGAAAGAGGCTAAGGCAGACGAGTTTGCTAAAAGGCTAGAAACCATATACGGAGATCGTTTACGCAAAGAGGCTGCACTCCACGCAGAAGCTATTAAAGATGCCCTTATAGCGTTTGCTACTGGTGATGAAGACCTAGGAAAAGGCGGTTACGAGTGGCAACAAGATAGAGAAGATAAAAACGAAGTTAAGATGGGGAATTTACGTAAGGCTATGTTTAAGCTTAGAGAAGTTACTAAATCCCCGACACCGTTTGAAACATTTAGTAGTATACATGATACTATGGGTTTAGGATTATCTGGTGGTGATAAATCGTGGGACCGGCGTGCCCTCTGGAATTTTGATCGACACAACTGGCGCAAAGAAATGTATAATCGCGCGAGGAAATTCTCTAAGAATGCAAAAATTGCACTACCTAGGACTGCAAAGTATTATCTCGAACTGATGAGGAAGTTCCGCGATGATGCTATTGAGGCTGCAAAAGCTGATCGTCTACAACCAAAAGAACCAAAGCTTGGTCATGTATATAAAGCATGGGAAAGCTATAAGGCTACTGGTGAAGTGAATGTATTGTCTGAGAAAGTCGGTGATGAGTGTACACGTTGCCATGTACCACTAACACACGATAACGTCAGTCGCCATAGCGATGAGATATGCGCTGATTGTGATGCTGACATGTACGAACCACATTATGATTATGAAGATAATTCAGACGTGGTTTCACGTAGCGAATACGAATAAGAATTTACTCTGCGGGGGCAAAGTGTTACAACTAGTTTTCGAGCAGTGTCTAAAGGCCTGCACAAAGCAATTCCCCGCAGAGTAATACTAATATAGGATATAAAAATGAAAGCAATGGAATTACTTACAGAACGGAAAGCACTGGTTGAGGGCGGCAACGCCTTCCCAGATGTTGGTACGGTTTATATAGATGAACTTCCTGCGACCCTCAAGTATATATCCAAAGTCACCGGAATCCCAAATGCCCAAGATTATGTTTTGGGTAGTGTTGGCAAGGTAGACTATTCCGGAGACATTGACGTAGCAGTCAATTTAGATAGAGATCAGATGAACGAATTGTCTGACAAGCTACGCAAGAAACTTGGCAACCAAAGTGTTACTGGTGTTGCTGGTAACGTTTCGATACGCCTACCAATACAAAATTATGACGAAAGTAAGCAAGGGCGCCAACCACGTACAGGCTATGTGCAGGTCGATCTAATCCCAGGCGATCCTGAATGGATGCGCACGTATTATTATTCGGCAGGCAACGAGTCTAAGTACAAGGGTGTAATACGTAACCAAGCGTTAGCTGTGGTTGCTGCCTTCCTAGACCTCAAAGCTAGTAAGGCTAAAGATAATTTTGGTCGTCCAATAAAATCAGTGCGATGGGTATGGAGTCCTAAAAACGGCTTACAAAAAATCATCCGCACCAGTCGTAAAAATGTGCATAAGCCAGGTCTATATGTGAAGGCACAGGAGACTGAGGCGTTAACAGAACCGCTATACGACCCTGCTGAGATTGTAAAGATTCTATTTAAGGGCAAGGTCAACGATCCTGCTGCACTGAACAGCGCGGAATCCGTAATGAAGGCTGCTAAGAAGGCATACCACCCTGCGACATACAAAAAAATTGTTGATGCGTTTGCTGCATCCATTAAAGATAGAGTGCCAGATTTTGATCCAGCGAGCTTAAACGAGTCCACTGTGTTGCGCGAAGCTACAGTCCACCTAGAGCATTTGGAAGACCTATTGTTTAACGATGGTTACAATGGTGCTAAGGAAGCGATACGTTTTGCTAGTGGTGTATACAACATGCTGGCTAAGGGTAAGGGATACAGAGGTGCAGTAACAGTGAAGTGGGACGGTAGTCCTGCTGTGTTTGCTGGCATTGATCCTAAGGACGGGAAGTTTTTCGTAGGCACGAAAGCAGTCCTGTCAAAGAACCCTAAGCTCATCAAGTCGGCAGCAGATGCAAAACGCTATTATAGTGATGTGCCTGACCTAGCAAATAAGTTAATGGTAGCACACAAGTACCTCAAAGGTATGGGAATTACAAACATGATCCAAGGTGATCTTATGTTTGCAAAAGACTCGCTAGTGCATCAGGATATTGACGGCGAAGACTACGTGACGTTTACGCCAAACACCATTACGTATGCTGTCCCAGCTAATAGCAAGCTAGGTCAAAAGATTTCTAAGTGCGAGTTCGGCGTTGTGTTCCACACATCCTATGGTGAAGCAGATAGCGTTAATGAGATGCCTATGTCCTATGGTGTTGATATATCTCAATTGAGGATACCTAACAACGTATGGGTAGATGACGCTACGTATAAGGACTACACTGGTGTTGCATCGCTAACAGATGAAGAGGATGCGGAATTAACTTCACGTATCAACCAGGCAAAAGCGACACTGAAGGCTACGACTCCGAAGGAAGTCGGTAAGCTTATGGCTGATCCACTGTTTAAGAATTACGTTAAGGCGTTTGTTAATCATCGTGTGCGTAGTGGCAAGCATGGTGGTAACCCAGCTGCATTTGTTAAAGAGTTTCTCAAGTTTTTCACTGATAAAACAAGGCAAGGCATGGATAAGGTCTCGCCAGCGTTCCAACAAAAACGTGAGGACAAGGTCAAAACTGGCAAACAGTTTGCTAAAGAGAATATAAAGGCTATCTATCATTTGCTTACATTATATAATGATCTAAATGAAATGAAGCTTGCACTTGTGAACAAGCTAAACGTGCTTGACAGTGTAAAAACATTTGTAAAGACTGACAACGGATACGAAGTAACGAACCCTGAGGGTTTTGTTGCTGTGGGTCACAAGGGTAACGCAGTTAAGCTGGTAAACAGACTTGACTTTACACAAAAGAATTTTAATAAGGTGAGATAATGCCAGAATACCAACTAATAAACACGTTATGCGAGAGCAGGATCTTCCGGTCATCTACTTCGTTGGACAAACGTAGCGAACAAGAGATGCAAGAACTGTTTTATGCGGTGCTGCTGGCAACTATTATGCTAGGGCTACATGAGAAGACAGCATATTGGGCACAGGATTACGCAGGACAGACAGTGGCGTTTGGTAACTTTGATTATTTTAGGTCATCGGCTACAGACTTGTATGTGCTTGCGTACTATGTTTTTGGTGACCACAGCAGCCTAATGCAAACTGACCAAGCAAAGTTTTTGCAGGTAATGCGCGGCATGGCCAGAGGACACGTAACTATCTCTACAATGAACGCCTTTGTGCTAAAAATTGAGCGTAGGCTTGCTATCTCAAACTCAGTTTTGAAGGGAGTACGCCGAGACGTATTAGCATGGGGAAGCTTGAATCAGTCACAGCAGCAGAGCGCAGCTAAACAACTAACACGGATAATTCGCCGTCATTCTGCACAAGCAGAAGTGATCCCATACCTAGGAATTGTAGCGAAAGGCACGCCAGGCACGTTTGGTAAAACGAAGTCCTTGGGCAAAGCGATTGCTACGATTGCTGGCGCAGGTCTTGCGGGACTAGCTTTAGGTTTGCGATACGACCCAAACAAAAAATGGAGCTTGTTCAATTCCTATGAGGTCGATGAGGTTCCGCTTGAGGAAAGCTGGGATACTGAATTCGATGCACTGGTTGAGGAGCTAAAGGAGCAGGCTGTAGTACAGGATGTAGTTAGCGTTTCCTATGTGAGGGAAGGTATCTCAGCGTTTATACGTGCTACTGACGGCGAAATATATGAATTAGACATTAGATCTAAGGTGTAACAAGACAAAAATAATTGTTTTTAGATAAATAAAAGTAAGAGCAAGCAAAAGGCTTGTCAAACACATTAAGGAGATTTTAAAATGGTAACAAGAGCAAATGGCGCACCTAAGCAAGGTATGTGGTTTGGTGCAGACGTCCGTATCCTAACAATTACAACTGATCTTAGCACATGGTTAGCTGACCTAGTCGCAAGTCCTGATACACTAGCACAGCGTGTCGCAGCGGTCGGTTCTGGTTTAGAACAGGCTTTAGAAGCTGTAGCAGCTCGTGCTACAATTATTGGTGTTACAGTAATTGATAATGATACATTGCACGTAATGGTAGATTATGCTAATGCTTTCACAGCAGGTAACACAGAAGGCACATCAAGTTCTATTGAAGCAGAACTAGCAGTGGCAATTAATGCAATTGCTACTCCTAACTTTGCAAATACAACTGTTGATACATTTGCAGGTTTTGCAGGTGCAACACCTGGTACAGCTACATAATTAGTTTTATAACTAAGAAGAAAAGCAGACTTCGGTCTGCTTTTTTTGTTAAAAATTAAGTTTTTGATAAATACATTTATAGTTATTAGTAGAGGAATTTAAAAATGGTAACACAAGGAAATGGCGGTAAAATATATCCAGCACAATCTGGATTTACACCGGAACCACTTATATTCGTAGAGGTCGTAGTGACTGGTTTTGATTTTGATGCAGACCTAGTTGCAGACCCAACTAACTCGGTCGATACTTTAGCAGCAGTTGGCAGCAATTTAGAAATACTAACTGAGTATATTAGCACATTCGGTACAATCATAGCTATTACGGTTGATGGCACAGCCTTTAAGGCCATAGTAGATTATAGCAGTGCTTTCAGTGAACCAGAAACATGCCAAACCGTATTTGACTACTTAACAAATGAACTTGGTTGGGCTACATCCCGGGTAGGCGCGTATCTTTCTTGCGTTCCAGCAGCCCCAGGCCAGCCATATTAATTAACAAGGAAATAAGAAAATGACAACAAGAGTAAATGGTGCAGTTAAACAAGGTTTTTGGTTTACCAAACAAGACATTTGTGTGTTTTCGGTTGATGTTTGGGATGAAAGAGAGTGGGATGCAGATGGTGGATTTCAGCCAAGCACATATGTAGGCAGGGTTATACAAGGACTACAAACGATGGGCACTGTGTTGTGGTGGGATGTGAACAATACTGGCGCTGTCACCGTGATCTTGGAAGGTGCGGGCCTTGAGGTTGACGCTAATGGTTCACTTACGGCTGATGCTAAACTTAGAATAAAAACAATACTACAAATAACTGATTCCCGCGAGGTGCCTGGCTTCCCCGTGGTGTCCGGGGGAGTCGGCACCGGCGCCTGGGTTGCAAAGATTCGCACAGGTGCCCCCTTCCTGTCACAATACGGTAATGGAATAATTAACGAGGTATCCTAAATTGGTTAAATTCTAAACGAATACTAGAAGCAGACTTCGGTCTGCTTTTTTTTGGCTATATATCCTACATACGTGATAAATAAAGTAAAGAACATGTAGGAGTTATAAACATGGTAGTTAGAGTTCACGGTGGAATAATTAACGATCAGATGCTTGCAGGTAGCTTGCGCTATTTTGAAATTGCTGACACAGGTGTGTTTGCAGACACAATTGGCACAGATCCTAGGCTAGCATTTGCTGGCGTAGAAGACGGCGGTGTTGCAACCTATGTGGTTGGTAACGTTTTGACTGTTGTCGGCGGTACTGGCACAGCAGCTACACTTACTGTGGCATCCGTCGAAAACGGGCTTGTTAATTCAGTAACGGTGTCGAATCCAGGGGCGTACACTGTGCTTCCAACCAACCCAGTTAGCGTAACTGGTGGTGGTGGCACTGGAGCAACATTCAACCTGGCCTTCTCCAGCACAATTATTATTCCTGGTGCAGCGTTTACGGGCGGCAACCCAGCTGTTACACAAGAATTTTATGTTGGGTTAGACAAAGCAGTTCCTAATAGTGCAGCCAATAGGGCCTTGCAAGTTGTTTCAGAACGTGCTAATATAGTACAAGTTGCAGTGATTGATGATGATACTCTACAAATTGCAATTGAGAATACAAGCTTTGCATGGGACACAGAGGCAGCAGGTGATGCACCAGCAGAGATGCAGGCAGCGATACGAGCATTAGGAATCATTGGTTCTGGTGCAGTTGACAGCAGCGATCCACCTGTTCCTGATACAACAAATACAGGAACAACAGTTGACCTAAGTACAGTTACAGTAACAGAAAAGGCATTCGTCTTAGTATAAGGAGACACAGTATGAAAACATTTATTTTAGCATTTTTACTTCTTTTTAGCACAGCACTTAGCGCATCTGAATTGTCAGATTCATGCTTAGATTGTCACGAGTTTGCATTTGATTTTGAAGACGTTACAAGTGTAGCTGAGATGTCTCAGCTATTAAATGAGCAACTCGAAGTGAAAAAGCACAAAGCTACACTGGGTATGACACCCGAGCAGATTCAAGAGTTATCGGAATATATTATGTCAGAAGTGAAAGCTGGAGCAGAGTAAACACAACGATTAATGGTTACGGGAAGGCGCCGATAAGGCGCTTTTTCGTGTCTGCGTTTTCTGTACTCTTTTGTGCAGGCATTTGATAAATACATACATAGTAATGAACAGGAGGTAGCATGGTTACAAAAGTACATGGCGTAGCAAATGCATCTCAGTCTGTTACAGGTGGCTTACAATACTACACAGTTTGGGCAGAATCCACAGATGCTTTTACGGATCCGCCTAACGCAACAGGAGTGAACATACGTACAACAGGTGATATACAAGACGAAAGTCAAAAATGCTTTGAGGTACTAGTTCAAAGCATTGGTTTACGTGCATTACCTGTTATATTGAATAATCCCACCGCCGTTGCAGATTTACCAACAGCTGGTTCAACTGCACTAACTGGTGAAGGGTTTATTTGGAAGTTTGCATCTGAGAAAGAGGGTGTATACGCAACAGATTCCGATGAGGTCGGTCTGTTAGTAGCTGAAATAAATGGTATTGTATTACCAAACGGCACAACGCTTGTGACGAGCGGTGTAAGCCAAAACATAGAATTTAGCAGGAGCGATGAGCTATAATGATTATTAATGAGATCATTACAGAAGAAACAAAATTAGCTGAGGGTATAGCATGGAAGCGCCAAGGCAAGAAAATTGTCAAGAAGTATCGCTGTTCCTCAGGCAGACGTAAAGGGCGCGTAGTTGCAAAACCATCACAGTGTTTCGCAGCCCCAGATATTAAGAAGCGCATGACACTTAAGAAAACGAAAGCAAAAATGGGATCGCGCCTACAGCGTAAAGCAGGCCGCACAAAGAAATTCAATCCAATAAGCCGTCGTTTGTCATCTTTGAATAGGAAAAGGTAATGGGAAAGTATATAAAGAATGTTTTTGAGAAGACTAGCAGCGTCCTCAACGAAGGAATAGTTGATAAGGTAGCGCAACTTTTGGGCATGGACAAAGAGTCTGCACAAAGCGCAATAGATGACCTTTCATTTGCAGATTATTTAGAACTTGGTAATGCTATAGACTTAGAAGATGTTAGTACCGCTACTGAGATTTTAGGTGTTGGCGGATTAGAAGAAGGTGACAACGCTTACTCTACACAACCTTCCGTACCAACCCAAGCTAGAAACGCTGCACCAATGACCACCCCAAATGACGAACAACCCGAAAAACAAATTGATGACCTCAAAGTAGGAGACGAAGTTGAGGTTGTAGATATTGATGGTCAACCCGCGGCTGGACGTATTAGGAGTATGGCAGGCCCCGGCAATACCATTATTATCACAGGTCACGGTAACCAAGAACATATTATAAAGAGAGACAGTGTTATGAGTACACCAAAATTAGAAGAAGGCGAACCATATGCTACCATGAAGGACGGACCAGATAAATTTTTGTTCCGTAAAAATAACAAGCAAAAGCTTGTTGGTTCAGCAGATAACAGTGTTGATATAAATGTTGGCGATAGGGTTAATTATTCTGTGGTCGGCGATATGGAAGTTATTAGTGTTGATGAAAACATGATCCGTGCCAAACTATTAGGTGATAGAAAAGTGTGGGTCGGTGGCGACACAAAGGAAGACCCAGCCAGACAGGCGGTACGGTATGCAGCTGGAACAATTTTCAGGTTTGAAGGAGATGATAGAGATATGTTAGACGTACTTTCTGGTGGCAAAGAATTAGCAGAAGACGGTAAGAACTTTACATGGTGGATTACATTTGTAACTAAGGATTCAGCGCCTGACAGAGTCGGTTGGTATGAGAGGACCACAGTCCGCGCAGCTACCCGCGCCGAAGCAAAAATCAAAGGTGAAGAAGTAATTGATGATTTTGATAAACCTTATGTAAGAGTTTCAAAAATTAAAAAACTTAAAACCTTTACGGAGTCAGCACCTCCTGGCATGGAAGATTGGATCAAGAAGCGTAAGCCAGAATTTAAGAAGCGTTACGGCGATGATTGGGAATCGGTGCTATATGCTACAGCATGGAAGCAGAAGAATAACGAGAGTCTAGAAGAAAGTGATTTTGATTGGCAAACTGCCGATGAGATTGACACAGTTGATGATCTTGGTTTCGATCCGTATTCTGAATATGGAACTCGTCGCGGAGATATTCTACGCGCAGTCAATACAAGACAAGGTCCAGGTCTAAAAGTGAAAGGCATGAGTGGATTACTCAGTATTGGCGATTGGGTTGAACTGGAAGATGGAAGAGGATTGAAAATCACGAAGATCGGCCCAGGAAAGACAGTTAAACTAGATGATGGGAAGTTCTATTCTCTAAAGAAAATTCGCTTCCCAATTGACGAAACAATCGAGGAAGGCGAGTACGGCATTGAAGAGGATAAGACAAATGAGTCGTATACCTACGAAAATTCCACCGATATAACTGATGTTAGAAGATGGAACAATATTGCTAAGAAAAACAACTTTACAGTAGAGAAAGAAATTGACGAAGGGACACCAACGTTGATGGCTCTTAAGAACGGAAAAGTAGTTGGATCAATAAGTAAGGATTATGACGGATCCTGGTCGGGTTGGTTTGGCAATGATATTATAAAGGAATCGAGCATGTCGTACAGCGAGGAAGTTGAATATTGGAAGCGGTCTTTAGAAGACAGCATGAAACGTAAAGGTGTATGGAAGAAAGCACTTTTTGCGGCAGATGATGAAAGTGATGTTTATGATGCGATAGCTGACCAAGCTGAATCAATTGCATCAACGTATCACGATTCTGGTGACGGCATTGG